TGAAGGATTATTCAAGATAGCATTTGAAGTGATACGATAAGACGGTATAATACCATTATGAAACAGAACTTATCATCTTCGTTGTCTTGCCTCTATTTGAGTCTATCAAATAGGGCTTTGACATTGCAAGGATGAATCACGCATCCAAATTAGCAATATCAAAGCCCTGTCAGAAATGATGGGGCTTTTTCTTTGGTCTTTGACAAGTGAATAGATTAACGCATTTATCACAGGGCGGTTGTCGGAGCGGCTAACGAGCTCGTCTGCAAAACGAGTGGAGCAATCCTTCATGGGTTCGAGTCCCATACTGCCCTTTTATAATATGCCGCTATGACGGAATTGGTAGACGACCTGGATTCAAAATCCAGTGAGCTAAAAACTCGTGCAGGTTCGAATCCTGCTGGCGGTATTTTCTTTGTGTCGGTATGCAAACTGGATAAGCAGGCAGACTGTAAATCTGCTGCCTAACGGCGATTATAGGTTCGAGTCCTATCCGGCACATTGGTTTAGAGTATTGCGGGTGTGGCGTAATTGGCAGCCGCGCCAGATTTAGGTTCTGGTCTCGAAAGAGGTATGGGTTCAAATCCCTTCACCCGCATTTTTTATGATATGCCGCCATGCCGGAATTGGTAGACGACCTGGATTTAAAATCCAGTGAGCTAAAAACTCGTGCAGGTTCGAATCCTGCTGGCGGTATTTTTCTCCGGAAGTATTTTATAATGTCTTATCTTTAGGGCATGTTTAACCAAATATTCTTTAGAAAAAGGAAAAACCATGATTATCCTAGACGGTGGAAAATCTTTAGAAAAAGAACAATATCTTTCTGGTAGAGTTATATTTTTCAAAGGTGATACGGCAGGTCGAAATTATCAAGAAGGTGAGCAATGCGCCTTTTATTGCGGACCAGAATCAGAGACAGAGGGAATGCTCAGTGATTATGAATCTGTTAATGATATTATGAATGAAGCTTTTGAAGGCTCAGGACTTAATATTGATATAGGTGCTTCCGAATCATATCATCTTATATGGTATGATTCTACTAAGTCTTTTGAAGAAGTTTGGGAAATAGTCAAAAATAGATTAATTCCCCTTGGATTTATTGAAATAGATTAATTTCATATTGGTATGAAAAATTGATAAAATGAATAACAAACTCCTGTCATTAAAAACCGTGTCCAAAAGATTAATAGAAATTCATGTAAAAAAGAAGAAAATGTCGGAAAAGTTTGCATTAGAAGAGAAAGAAGTTAAAGATAGATGTCCTCATAATTTTGTATACGAGCCAGATCCTTCTGGGAATAATGATTCAGGTTACTATTGTTCAACATGTGATAAGTGGGTAAAAAATATCACATAAATAGAATATCATTACGTATGTTTTTAAGTCCTTATGGCGGAATTGGCAGACGCACCACTTTAAGGTAGTGGCAACCGAAAGGTTATTGCAGGTTCGAATCCTGCTAAGGATATTATAGTATGCTGCGGCAAACGCTGCGGAAGCGTTGACAGGTTGCCAGTCAAATCGATTGAGTCTGCTACGTCTGAGACTGGTGATTGTCGTCATACATGTGGACTCCCGTGTATTGATTTAGATAGGTTCGACTCCTATTCGCAGCTTTGATAAGATAAAGGATTGTAAACATTAATCTTTATCTTTATGGTAAGTCAATAGAATGAAATTTGGAAGTGTGGCCGAGCGGCTTATGGCTCAAGTTTGCTAAACTTGCGGGTTAAATTGATAGCCCCACAGGTTCGAATCCTGTCACTTCCGTTTACAGTTGCGATGCCTTAACTGGCTGAGTGCAGGAATATGGTAAAGCTAGAAATTATGACAAAAGGGCGTACTCTGAGTTTGTTCTAAATGAGCAATAGGATAGTTAAGACTGCATCTAGGCTATCATCAGACCCGGCCATGAGCCGAGCGGGAACCGTCATAATACCAATTAAGTCGCAACTGTAATTGGAAACGTGACTGAGTGGCTTAAGGTACTTGTTTCGAAAACAGGAGGCGGGAATCCCGCCCGCGAGTTCGAATCTCGCCGTTTCCGTTGAAAGGATTTTTATGAAAAGGTATCCATGTGGATTATCAAAATATGAATGGTATAGCATTATGGATAAAACAAAGGAATTAGACGACTTATATTATAGATATATAAGAGACTATAAGCCAACAATTATAGAAAGAATTTTTTGTTTTATAAGCAGATTGTGATATTCAATAAGGTTAATAATGAATAGTGTGTTTGCAAATTCTTATATAAAAACAAAAAGCGATGCTGTTAATAACAATATAATATCTGTATCTTTTGTATCAGAAGATTTTATAGAATGCGAAGAAGAGATATTTATCAAATAGGTAATAAGTGGTATTTAGCAATATCAGATATTAACAATGACGGACTGATAATTTAGGTGTTCCTACTTCAGATTGGACAACAGCAGCAAATATTGATCAGATTAATGGATCTGCTTCACAAGCAGAGCCAAGATTTGGTGGAGTTCCTTTAGGCTCTACTTATATGTATTTCCTTGTAGCAGGAGTGAGATATTGGGAATGGAAGCTTTCAGAAACAGCGTTATCAGCTCCTTAAATTTCTATGGAGATCCATTATATCCTGGTTCAATTACTGTCCCACAATACGCTAAGAACGTAACTAGTGACTTAACATGTATTGATGGTGTAATTTCTGGAACAGTTGTTCTTAAGGCCGTTACGGTTCCTGCTGATGGTGATTTGACTTTAATTTTTGGCTGAAAAGATTTGGTAGGTTTGGGCATTGGCAAGCCTCCTCGATTTGAAATCGAGCAAGCCTGAAAGGGCTTTGTCGGTTCGACTCCGGCACCTACCGCTTTGGAAGATTAACCGACTGGGCACAGCGGCCTCGTTTGGAAAACGAGTGGTGGTCTAAAAGCCATAAGGTTCGAGTCCTTAGTCTTCCGTTTATGGAAAAAAAAGAATCAGATATTATTTTAGATAGGCTTTGTGATATAAGGGATAATCTTCTTTCTGCTAATTATTATAATGCAAATCTTATATGGGATTTGATAAAATCAAAAGGTTGGGAAAAGAAAATCATTTCAGGAAGATTGGCTGCTCACAAGGGTAGTACTGAAGTTAGTATATATCACGAGTCTCATTAATTCTCCGGCAATTACTCTCTTACAAAAATCCTATTTGAAAGAATAACGATTGTTCTTAATAAAATTTTAGATGCATTTGAGAATGAATTTGATTTATGGATAAAAGCACAATAGAAAACGTTGTAAGATTCTCAGAAATTAAACCTGGATCATATTTTTCATATCGAGGTGAAAAGTATATAAAATTGGAAAAAAAATATAAGCCATCTGAAAATTCTATCAAAATAGAAACTAATGAGCTTCTTGTTTTTAGCGGGAAAATGATAGTAAAAAAAGAAACATAAAATAATATTTAAAAACATCTCAAAGGTATAAGTTACTTTTTGTCGAAATCAAATTAGACAAGTAATTTAGGACCAAAGAGATGACACTAATATACAATGTTAAAAATCTAAATGAGTTAAAAATTTGGGTAGATGAAAGAAATAAAATATTTAGGCAGATTATATCATGCAGTCATACATTTATATTTTCATTTAGGAAAAAAAAAGTCATATTAGATATGATAGAATTTCAGGACATAATATCTGATTTAGAAGAAGTTATTAGAGATGCAAAAATACTTCTTAGAAGTACGGAAAAAATTATCATCACATCTGATCTTTTAGATTTTACTACAATAAAGAATAAAGCAGAAAGTGCTTATGAGGATAGTTTGAAATATAAAGAAAAATGGAATTATGTCATGACACTTGGTGAGAAAGCAAGAAGAATAATTGAAGATATTAATAGTAGTGAAAAAGAAGCAGATAGGGATATTGAATTTGATGGGTGATTATTAGATAGGTTATATTGTTCCTTGTAATTTCAATTTATAAGGAATACCCATGAATAATCAAAAATTTGCTATCAGAAAAGTAAACACATATGTTTTAGATTTTGCTGGTGAATCTAAAACCGTAAACGAATGCGTTAGGGTTGGAGAATGCAGATTGACCATTTCCGATGATGACCTAAAATCTTTAGGTGATCTTCCTGATCCTGATATAGAGAAAACATATATCGGAAACACTACAATACTTATACAAAATCCTTCTGGGCAAGTTATACCTCAAAGACTGTCATTTCCAATTGTAGCTAGTGATGTGGAAGATGCTTTTGGTAAGTTTGATGAATTCTTCTCTGCAAAAGTTAAAGAATTACAGGATGCAGAGAGGCGTTCTTCTCTTGTTGAAGCAACACCTGGAGAATTGTCAGCAGTTGCTAATTCTAGATCATCTAGGAAAACAAATAGTGGTATAATAATGCCATGATTAAAAAATCTAAAAAATCTATGCTAATAGACAATATGTTTAAGGTATCAGGTGTAGATGAGGATTGTAGAAATTGGCTTGCATCAGTACTTATAGATATGAAAAATAGATATAGAGATATGACAATTAGCCATGTAGAAATACTTGAAAAAAAATATATAGATATTCTAATAAGTAATATTAAAAATGTATATATGTTCTTTTTAACAGAAGATGATATATCTCAAATTATAAAATTTTACAGCAGTCCGTCATTGACAACCGCTACTAGTAAAAAAGTAAAATTAAAAATACAAGATGAAATATCATCTTTAGCTTCTGCTATACTTGATGATTTTAATTCGATTTTAAATGGAGATAAAAATGGCTAAGTATCTTAAAAAAGAAGATAGAGAAAAAGGAATTTCAAATATCAAGAGATTATTGAAACACATGGAAGAAAGCTACTTATTTTATAAATCAGTAATAGACTTTTTTCAAACAGAAGATATAAAGAGTATTATTGATAGTATCATTCTTGAAGATTCTATAAAAGAGTTATATAATAATATAAGAAACATAAGAATAATAACAAGAAGAGCAGAATTATTTTTTAATAAAATAAGTATTAATAAAGATGCTAAATATATAAATTCTAGTATTTCTGATATAGGAAAATTATTTATGTCATACAAATATGGTGTTATTAATATTGATAAAAAGATTAAATATATATGTAGCACTATCGATGTTGAAGAAAAGGTTGAAGATGACTGTTCTGAATTATAACTCCGGAATAGCATCAAGTTCTTCTATCATAGTAGAAAGGTTACAAAATGGCTGAAAAAATTAACATACTAATAATTGATCCTCAGAACGATTTTATTGATGAAAAGGGATCATTAATGGTTAAAGGGGCTATTAACGATATGAATCGTTTATCTTTATTGATTAATAATAGAGTAAAAGATATATCTAGTATAACTTTATCCCTTGATAACCATCATAGGTTTAATATATCGCATCCCTTATACTGGGTTGGAAGAAATGGTAATCATCCTAACCCATTCACAATTATTGATCCAAGCGAGGTCTTAGATGGACACTGGGTTCCTTCTAAAAAGGAATTATTAGATATATCTTTAAATTATCTTAAAGAGTTAGATAAGCCTCATTGTATTTGGCCTTATCATTGTCTTGTTGGATCATGGGGTTCTAATATACATGAGTCTATAGATTACGCAATATCAAATTGGGAAACAGAGAAAAAAGATATGGCTTTTAAGATAATTAAGGGCTTGTATCCGTATTCCGAATGGTTTAGTGCGATAGAGGCAATAGAGCCTAATGATGATAATCCTGAGACTCTTCCTAATAAATCTGCTCTTGATAGAATAGAAAATTCAGATAATACTCTTATAGCAGGAGAGGCTAGTTCTCATTGTGTTTCAGAAACTGTAAGAAGCATTGTTAAGCATAGACCTAATGCTATTTCAAAGATTGTTTTATTAAAAGATGCTATGAGTCCTGTTTCTGGTTTTGAAGAGTATGAAGATAATTTTTTTAATGAAATGAAGATACTTGGAGTCAGGGAAGGCTTTACGTCAGATTTTTATTAAATTTAAAGGAATGGAAAGTCATTTCTTAATATTGGAAGTAATATGTTTTCCGAAAAAGATCCTTATATTGGAAAAGTATGCGCATCATCTGATGGTTCTATTGCTATAGTTTTGTCTAAGATAGATATTACACCCAAGGGTGTAAAGTGGTTTGGATTATCTATTAATGGTGGAATATGGAGAAGCAGGCATCCAAAGGTTATTTCTAATAATATTTTTGAGTATATAAATATAAAAAAAATAAAATTAGAAAATGTAAACTCTATGGTTTTAGGAATTTCCGAATATATAGATTCTACAAAAAAAGAGAAAGAATTATCAAGAGATGCTTTTTTTATATTATCTAGAGAGAATGAAAAATTACAAAATAAACTAAATAAGATAGATGAGGATAAAAAAGAATTAATTATAAAACCATTAGAAAAAGAACCAGAACAAGAGATAGTTGACTTAATTGACAAAGCAGTTGATAACGAAGTTAAATCATATATATCAGTAATTAGAAAGATAACAGATAAAGACCCAACGGGTATTATATCCAAGGTTGTTTTAAAGATACAGGAAAGAAATAAGGAAAGAAAGATTATGAGAAGAAAGAAGCAAAATGCTTAAATTATATTTAACTATAATGGATTACTGGGATGGTAACTTTATTATCTCAAGAATTTTTTTATGTAATATAATTGTGTTATTTATAATCTTATTTCCAATTACAATAGTATTTTCTATATATACTATGTATTTATATTTCTTAGATAAATGTATAAAAAAAAGGTTTAATAAATTTTACAATGGCAAACTCAGAAAAATTAATCGTTAGAAAAATTAGCTTAGAAGAGATAAAAAATAATCTTTACACTTATAAGGCTCATGTTTTAGATGTGTATGATGGAGATACTATTACTGTAGCTATAGATTTAGGTATGGATATCTATAAGAAAACAAAAATTAGATTTTATGGAATAAATGCTCCAGAATTAAATGGTAGTAGATTAAGCGATAAAGAAAAGGCAGAAGCTAGGAGAAGTAAGAATTACGTTTATAGAAAAATATCATCAAAAGAAATTTATATTCAAACTGTAAAAGATAAAACTGAAAAGTATGGTAGATATTTGGGAATTATTTGGGTATTAAATGAAAAGAATAAATATTACGAATGTCTTAATGATATGATGTTAAGAAATAATCTTGCTAAGTCTTTGCTATATTGAGGATTATATTCTTATCCGGAATTTCAAGATAATTGGTTATAAGAGTATGCACCTGTAACTCAATTGGTAGAGTACGGTTTTCTAAAAACTAGAGTGAGGGTTCGAATCCCTCCAGGTGTTTTAAAAGGATATGATTATGAGTAAGATATTAAAATCCGCTGAATTAGCAAGATATGCTCATTCCGAGCAGGTTAGGAAATTTAGCGGGTTGCCGTACGTATCTCATGTTGGGAGGGTGGCAGGAAGAGTAGCTGTTCATAAATTTTCTACAGAAGATATGATTGCGGCTGCTTTTTGTCATGATATACTGGAAGATACTAGGATAAATTATGAAGAATTATCTCTCGTAATTGGAAAAAATGCTGCTAATATTGTTTTAGAGTTAACGAATCCTTCCAAGAATAGTTCGTTATCAAGATCTGAAAGAAAAAGGATGGATAGGGATCATATTGTTAAAATTAGTAAAGAGGCAAGGATTATAAAGTTTTTCGATAGAATAGATAATATATCAGAACTTTTAAGAGATTATTTCGTACTATCTAAATCAGAAAAAGAATTTTCAGCAATATATGCCTATGAATCAAGGTTGCTATTAGATGTTCTTAATGGCTTAGATGAAGATTTGGAAGCAGAACTTCTATTTGTAATAGAAGGATTGGAAAAAAATATATCACAAGGAAAAACAATCATGGCTTAGGACAATACACCGTATACGTATGTAATTACAAGAAGAGATTTACCCATTTCTGTAGCTGCTGTTCAGTCAGCACATGCTGCAATTGAAGCATCAAGATATCTAATTCCTCCATAGGAAGATCATCCTCATCTGGTTCTTTGCGCTGTAAGCAATGAGAGTAAGTTATTGCATTGGTCATCTAAATTGCAGTCTTTAGGATTTGCAATTAAAGAATGGCGTGAGCCTGACCGTAATAATGAGCTTACGGCTATCTGTACAGGTATTATTCGAGGAGATGATCGTAAGGCATTTCGTAATCTTCAATTATTCAAAACACAGGAAATTACATCTACATGTTGTGGATGAGATATCACTTTTTTTAAGGAGTATGTTATGTTACAGGATCAATTGCATCAGACTAAGTGGGGATTTGTTCCCTGCGACTTTGAAAAGTATAAGTTTTTCAAAGAGTTGAATTTACGCTGCTTTCAGGATGTTCGTGCTGTTGCAGCAAGGGATAGATGGCATCGTAAGGAGCCTCAGAATAGAGTTATTAGAAAATGGATTAGAAATACAAATGGGCAGAAGATAGGTTCTGTAGTGATAGGCCCAAGGACTGAACCATCTATTAGTGGATTATGGAAATACAGATGTGAAATAGAAAGAGCATACTATCTTGCCAGGTATCCAGATTCTAAAGAAAAGGCTATATTGGCTTCTAAGGAAATTGAAGAGATTGAAAAACAACTGAATGGTAAAATATAATTACAGATAGCAGATGAATAAACTCATCTGCTATTATTTTGTTACAGCATTGAATTTTTTCAAAGGACATGCAAATAAAGGATCTCTTGTTATACTATTTACAAGTTTGTTTACTTTTTTACAAACACTAGATGTGGTTAATCCATTTGTAGACTTGTATCTTGCATGAGGATTTTTGGTTGCAAATACGCATGATCTGCATGAATCTCTTCTTGTATGAACTGTGCTAATAGCGAGCTGACCCTGTTGATTTATGTTTGTAGTATTTTTATTTTTTTTACATCCGCATGACATATTTTTTATATCGACAGAAATATCTTTTTTGATTCTTGACGATTATATTTAGGAGTGTAATTTATGATTGATAAGTCTATACAAAAATTAGCATCAGACTGGGCGGAGAAGATTCTTCACAGTATATCTCTTTCTGTAAATTCTGAATATAAAATTGAAGGAGAAGCACTTTCTATATATAACAATCTAAAAGAGTGGGGATGGTTTGATCTACATCCTTTGACAGATGAAGAAGAAGAAACAACCAGGTTACTACTTACTATGAATAAGTATGCTAAGATGAAGTGGGCGAAAGATCACCCTCCTAGAGAAAAAAGATCAAAATGGGAAATGGTTACAGGAAAGGCTAAGAAAAAAAGATGATAACTCATATTTTAATTTCGTTTCTTATAACGTACGGATTGACTGTTCTTATTGTAGAAAAGGGAGATGAGTATCCTATAAATATTATAAAGCAACCAATAGTAAATTTTCTTACTCTTATTGATATAAGATCAGTATCTGTTTTTGATTGTATGGTTTGTTTTTCATTCTGGGCATCATTGGTTTCAGAATTGAGTATGTATTTCTTTGTAGACAATATGTTTTTATGGCCACTAACGGGGCTTATATCTACAGGAATCATCTGGACAGTTATCCAGGTTCTAAATACGTTAGATAGAGAGGTAGTGGAGGAAAAAACAGAAGATGGAATATAGTGTATAATATTTTTTGGAACAAATGATGAATGGAAAGCAAAATGATGCTTGGAAATTACAAACTGCCAAGACACTTGATGAAGTGACATCTGCTTGGAGATTAGTTTATAGAGAATATCTATCTTTTGGATTTGTTAATCCTAATAAAAATAGAATGGTATCCCCTCTCGTTATAAATGAAAATTCTCTTGTTTTATTTAGTAGTATTTACCATATCTGTATTTCAACTATGACATGTACTATAGACAACGGCAAAGGAAGTGGCTTAGATGATATTTTTCCAGATATAATGAATGATCTTAAAAAAGATGGGAAAATCATGGACATATCTATGTTTGCTAGTGTTCGTGGCAAGGCTGATTTAAATTCTCTATCTAGGGATATGATAGATTTTATAAGATATTCCTTATCTTATGCATTACATAATAGCGTATCAACAATTGTTATGGGGATTAATCCCTTATGCTCTGAATTTTATTCTAAAGTATTTAATTTTAATGTAACTAACGTAATTAAAAAGTATCATAAATATAATAACATACCAGTTGAACTTGTTTACATAAAAACAGACAGTATAAATAATATAGAAAATAAAATACTCAGAAACGTCTTAACAGAAAAAGTAGACAAATCATTCTTTGAAGATAGGTATATTATGGATTCTTATTAAGAAGGATTTATTGTTTAATATATTAAAATCATAGTACAGGAGTATTGTCTATGATTTCAAAAAACACATTTCTATTCTTGTGGTTATTATTTATAACTACAACACTATTAGTATCATGTTCTATTAATGGAAAATTACCTAACGCTTTTGATAACAGTGCATCGGATGGAATAAATATAGTTTCTAAGGATATCACAGATGCTAATAACAAAGTAAAAAATTCAGGTGATATTATAAAAAAAGAGGCTAACAGTATAGAAGGGAATGTTATAAATATTAGAAGTTCTATTCCCGAAGACGTTAAAGCAAAAGTACATGATCCTCTCGAAAATATATATAAGAGTGCTGGTATTATAAAAGGTCAGGCTGGAGAGTTGGAAATAGCAAGAGTATTGTTATCTAAGTCTCAGTCTGATTTAATATCTATTGCTAGTAAAATTAAAGAAATAGAAAAACAAGCTCAAAATATACTTAATGATAAAATAAAAGTAGAGAAGGAAAGAGATGAAGCTATATTAAGAGAGCAGGATGCTACATCAAAAATGATAAGATGGTTAATAGTAATATGTGTTATGGGAGTAGGATTGTCAGTTCCATTGGGCATCTTTGGGAGTCCTTATACCGGCATGGCGTTAGGAGCTTCATCACTTACTATTATGATTGTTGCTATTACAGTTAACGCTTATTTTGACTATATAGCAATTGCTGGTATTATCCTGATAGGTCTTACCGTGGCAATGCTGATTTACAAGATGTTTATAAAAGACAAGGCTATAAAAGAAGTAGTGCAGACTGTAGAGGCAGCAAAGCAGCAGTTACCTACCGAAGAAAGAAAGAAAATATTTGGAGACGGTGCTGTTCCAGGATTAGCATTTCAGATGCAAAGTTCATCTACTGAAAAAGTAGTTCAAGGAGTTAGATTAAGAATGAAAAATATGTGGGAAGAAACAATATCAGGTTCAAGAAAAAAGTAAAGTTGTGTTTTAGAAAGTATTTCTATCTACTTCTCGCTGATGGGATATCCATTTATTAAAATTTCCTAAAAATTTTTCATTGTTTATTTCGTCAATTATATCTAATATCTCATCTTTAAATTTGGTATCATCTGGCTTATACCTACTATTATGGTAAATATCAGTTAAATACGAATGTACCAGTCTGTACAGTCGGTGATCGTTATCTGCTTTTACTGCTTGCTCTCCTGCCAATTTCTTACTTTCTTCCGTAACATCTTCTCCTCTTGTTTTTCTGCATCTTTCGCAATTACATTTTTTTCCTGGTATAAAAGATACTAATCCACTTCTGCAATTTGAAGAAAATGTAAATGGAACATTAAAAATGGTTTTAAGGAGTTCCTGAGATTCGTCATGTGGTTTATCTTTATTCATTTTTCATAACCTTTTTAAGTAGTATTTCTTTAATTAAAGAGTTTGCCTCATTGGAGAATTCGAAAGGAGGGAGTATAGGTTCTCTCCAGTCGTATCCGAATGCCGTTTTGGATGTAATAATAATTGGAGGGCTTTGAACTCTTTTATATGCTGCTTGTCTGAATTTAGTAAATACCCATTTTAAGTCTTGTACAAAATTTTCAGCAATATCCATCTTATATTTAGTAATAAGATAAGGATCTATATTTAGATTTTTAGCAAGTGTTCCTTCTAGCCACCATCTTAAAAAGTCAGATGGTGATTTTTTATTATAATTCATCCATGAGTTTATAATAGCACAGTGATATCCTATTAATATAGGATCTAATTGATTATATTTAAGCTCAGCACTAGGAGCTATTTTATCTTCTGTGAATTCAAATTTATCATCAGGAAGCATTTCATTAGGAATTATTTTTCCTAAATACTTTGCCATCTCATATACCTCTTGTTTTGTTAGATCTCCGATTGGAGATATAGCTCCTCCCCAGTCTCCGTACAAAGTTGCATACCCAAGGGCTATTTCTATTTTATTACCATTGTTTGTAAATATAACTGGTGTATTCCTTTCTTCAGAAATACACTGTGCGAGGTTGGATAATATAGATGTTGCTCTTATTTTTGCTTGTATATTTTCATCAGCTAAAGGCGTAATTTTTTGACCAGAATAATTTTTTAATGTTTTCTTGGTTTCCTCATTTATATCTTCTATTGGAATTACTAAATACTCTATGCCTAAATTATCTGCTAATTCCTTAGCTGCATTTCTTGTTTTTTCAGAATTGTATTTTGATGGCATATTAACGCCAATAACTTTGTTTTTACCAAAGGCGTATACGCATAGTGCTGCAACAACAGCAGAGTCTATTCCTCCGCTTATTCCTATTACTACCGTTGGAAAATCATTTAATCCATTAATAGTTTTAAATCCTATTAGCCCATGTACTATTGCTAAAAATTTCTGTTCTATTTTTTCTATATTTTTTCTTGGTTTACTATCTTGTATACTATTTGTATCGAAAAGCAGATCTTCTGGAAGACCTTCTTGATTAGCAAATACTACAGTATCTCCATTGTTATTATAAACAGTAGAGCCTCCGTCAAATGTTATTATATTTTTACCGTTATTCTGTACGCCAACACAATTCACATAAAAGAATGGAACAAATTTAGATACGTATCCCAATCTTTTTTTACAATCATCTCTTACCTCTTTTACTCTTCTATCTCTTGCTTCATTTTTACCGCATGTCCAGGGGCTTGCGGATAGATTAATAATAAATTGAGCCCCGTTTTTTATAAAGTAACAAGTTGGATTTAATGATTCTAATGCAAACTCGTAATCTGAACACCACAAATCTTCACATAGTTCTATTCCAACAGGAATGTCTCTAAATGAATTGTCAGTTTGTTTTTCTTTAATTAGAATTGGATGGAAAAAATCTTCTATTTTATTTGATCCAATAGAATTAGAAAAATCTACAGTATTGGAAAAATATCTTTTATCATCAAATATTCTATAATTTGGAAGATTGCTTTTTACAAGAAAGCTGCTGAAAGATCTATTAACAATATCTTTATCCCTATATACGTATATAGCATTATATAATCTAAATCTTCCATCGTTATTTTTATTCTTATAATCCGGAAGAACACTTCCAAAAATTATAGTTATATTATCACTTGCTTCCTTGATAATATCATGAGCAGACACTATTTCATCTATTGTTTCCCTATCTCTATAATAATCTCCTAGCATATATCCGCCAATACACATTTCTGGAAATGCAATTACATCTGATTCTTTTTCTTTAGCTTCTGCTATAGACGCAAGCATATTATTAATATTCTTTTTAATATTTCCAGGTACAACATTCATTTGAGATAATGTTATTTTCATTTCCATTTACTCCTTAGATTCTTAGAGATATATGATATTGATTTTAGAATATCTTCTCTATTTTCTATATTAAAAATTTCATCAGCTGTAATACATCCTTCGAGTAAGCATTTATTACAGCATATTTTTACTGGTAATTCGTTTTCAGATGCTTTGTCTAAAGAATTCTGGTCTACCCATACATCTTGCTTGCAAAATTCACAAGTTGTTTTTACGCAAGATGTTTTTGGATCTTTTAAATCTTCAACTCTAACGCATAAGAGTATGTTTTCTTCTGGATTGTTCATAATTATACCAATAGGGTTTTTTTACAAAGAGCAACGGTTTCTGGATCGCCAGTATGTTTTCCTTGAACATCTGATAGCTTGATTGTATGCAGCCAGTCTGAGTTTTTATCTGGTTTACATTGAATCATTTTTATAACCATATTTAACGGTAAGGCTCCAACATCATTTGTAAAGTGTGTTCCAATACCAAATGATATTTTTATTCTATCTTTAAAATATTTTTGAATTCTAACGGCTTCATCTGTAGTTATACCATCAGAAAACACTATGGTTTTTCCTCTTGGATCTATTCTTAGATTATTATAGTGGCTTATCGTATTTTCCCCAAACTTAATAGGGTCTCCGCTATCGTGTCTAACGCCATCAAATAGTCTGGCGTAAAATGAGTCAAAAGACTTCCAGAAATTAGATGTTCCAAAAGTATCAGGTAAGACTATTCCTAAATTCCCATGATACGTGTCTACCCATTTTCCCATAGCAGATGTATTAGCCATCTTAAAGCCATACTTAGCTCCGTGAAAGCTAAACCATTCATGAGCTTGTGTTCCTATGGGAGTAATATCATTTATCATTGCTAAATGAATATTTGATGTTCCGGAAAAGAGATTTCCTCCATACTTCTTAAATGTTTCAACAACTTTGTTTTGAACATTATAAGAGAATCTTCTTCTTGTTCCAAAGTCTGCGTATTTAATGTTTGCATCTTTTAATTTTGTTAATTTTAATATAGCATTCTCTTCTACCTGAGTAGGCGTATCTAGAAGATTTGGTGCTGTAAGAATAATATTTTTAGATACCTTAAAATATAATTCACTTATCATAGCCATAAGAACAACTTCCCATCTTATAGCACTGTACCACGGTCCTTCAATAGATATCTCAAGGTCATCATCAACTTGAAATATAGATACTTCACTTGGATTAAATTTAAATCCATAAAGAAAATCAATAAAAGGTGGATGTAAGAAATAGCATTTCCTGGAAATAAATTCCTTTTCATCCATTGTCATGCTTAGGTTGTTACAAAGATCAACCTGCTCTCTTAGCAGGGATGCAAATCCTTGTGGAAATTTAGTTTTTCCCCTATTTATAAACTGGTATCTAGCGATAGCATTTGGGTATTGAGCAACGACAGCATTTTGCATCGTTACTTTATACATATCATCATCTAAGACGCTTTTTATAATCTGATCCATATCCCTATAACCTTTTAATTAAAAATTCCGGAGTTAATTCAATATCAACTTATATCCGATAACATTAATGTTTTGCTTATCATTTAGTTTTACAATCCTATGGAGACCTGTATGAAAGAAAAAATAGAAGATTTATGGGCATCATTTTTAAAAAATAGAACTAAGGAAAATAAAAATCCATTAATAGAGTATTATTTTCCTTTTGTCCAGAAAATATCATACAAATTATCTAAGAAATTAAATTGGAAAGTAGAACCTGAGATTTTGGCAAGCTACGGGGTTGATGGACTGTATAGGGCAATAGATGGGTATGATGTTTCTATAGGAGTGAAATTTGAATCTTATGCTAGTACAAGGATAAATGGCTCTATGATTGATGGATTAAGAAGGGATGATAATATTCCTAGAAGCGTAAGAATAATAAGTGATAAATTCGAAAAAGGTAAGCAAAAAGTTCAACATGAGAAGGGCTATAAGGTTCAGGATACAGATGTATGTGAGAGTTTAGGAATAGATGAATCCTATTATCATAAACATTTTAGAAAGTATTCTCCATCTATTTACGCAAGTTTAGAAACAGGTCTTGAAACAGGACAAGAGGATTTCAAAGAGGATTATAATTATATTCTAAAGGATGATTCTGATATGCCTGATGATAATATTATAAAAAAAGAATTTTTTAATAAACTTACAGGTAATGGATTTTCTTCTTTAGAAAGAAAGATAATTTGGCTTTACTATTATAAAGGATTAACAATGGACAAGGTATCAAGAAAGATTAATTTATCGGAATCAAGAATTAGTCAAATGCATAAATCTATTCTTCCAAGATTAAAAGATAAGATTAAGCGTAATCCCGAATATTTTGAAGAACTAAAGCGGCTTATCCCAAAAAGTGAGAGAGAAGAATCCTTCTCCGGAAAACCTGAGTAATTCGTTATATGTATAAAATCAAGCATGGGAATATTTTAGAATCTAAGTGCAAATCGTTAGTTATACCATCTAACGGTTGCGCTATAATAGGTAGCAAAAGTTTGGCTTCCTTTTTGTGTGACGATCTTCTTGGCGGAAAGTCTATAGAACAGTCATCAAAAGCGGTTGTAGTTCAAAATGGAAAGCCATTTGAGGCAGGATCATTTTTTGTGACCCACTCCTGTGGATTGCAGAAATTTGGATTTATATCTATATATCATGCAGTCTTGTCTAAGTATCCTGGAGAATTTAGTAGTTTGTATTTTATAAATAAATCTATGAAAGCTATTTTAGAATCTGCAATAAGTGTAAAATTGTCTTCAATAGCATTTTCGTCATTAGGAACAGGTATGGAAAGATTAGATTACAGATCGGTTGCTTCTAATATGGTTTCTCTTATAAGACAATATCATGTTAGCATAGATATAAGCGTTGTAGATGTTAATAAGAGTTTTATTAACGAAGTAGAAAGATTAATTTCCTGAATGGATGTGTTTTATGTCTTCTTTACAAAAACCTGTTTTAATTCTTAACAAGCATTGGAAGGCGGTTCGTATAGAAACCGTTCGAGATGCTATAACTAAGGTATTTTGCGAGAATGCAAAAATTCTTCATGAATACGTTCTTTATAACATAGAAGAATGGTTGGAATTTGAAGTTAAAGATGATGAAAAATATATCATGGCTAATCATCAGAAGAAGGTTAAACTTCCAAAAATAGTTGTTCTTTCTGAATATGAAAAGATTCCTAAAATGGAAGTTAAATTAACTCGTAAAAATGTTATGATTCGTGATGGTTTTATTTGCCAATATACGGGTGTTAAGCTAAAAGCAAGCTTTGCAACTATTGACCATGTTGTTCCTAAGTCTAGAGGCGGTAAGAATGTTTGGGAAAATGTAGTTACTTCTCATCCTGATGTAAATAGAAGAAAAAGCGATAAAACTCCTGACGAAGCTGGGTTAAAGCTTTTTCGGGATCCTTTTAGGCCATCATGGAGTCCATTATTTGCCTCAGTGGTTCGTAACCCTCCGGAAGATTGGAAAGCATTCTTGACGACTAAGGAGCAAGAGCGATTTGCTAATGTCTGGTCAAATGAATATGATTCGAAAGAGGATTAAAAGTCAAAAAGTAGGATACCAAAGGTCAATTAAAGGCTGGACGAACACTCTTGTGGACGTTCCAGCCTTTATACTTGGTAATTGCCCATATTTGCCTCAGAAGGATTTAAGGTTATTAAAAAATCATTTTACTATTGGAATAAATAGAGCTTTCTACGTACTTGATCCAACTATCTTAATGTGGCAAGATTCTGAACTCTGGTATACAGAGAAGAGTAAAATTGTCAAAACAGAAGCAATCAAATTTTGTAGAGATTCTGCTGATATACAAGGTAGATTTTTACACTTTAGAATTTCAGGAAATTCTTTTGCAATACCAGATTCTGCCGAGGTGCTTCACGGAAGAGGTAGTACTGGCCCCTTGGCTTTTCAGTTAGCATGGATATTAGGATGTAACCCTATTGTCTTACTAGGAATGTCCTGTAAATACCATGATGGGAAGACTGATTTCTATGGTAAAAATGCATCGCATAAACCACATACTCTGCGAAATTGCTCTAAAGGCTTAGAGTGGATATCAAAGTGTGAAAGAATGGGAAGAACGATTTATAATTGCTGTCCTAGTTCTCACTTCGATAAACATTTTACATTAGATTCTGTTTTGAAAGATATCGGAGAATCAAGTACTTTCTCAAGAGAGTTTTTTATAAAACGTCTTTTAAAATCAGATAAGTAATTTGCTTGTGACAGCATATTGTATAATATATATGTTGACTATATGCCTATTTCTTGCGTTATTATTAAAATAGTGAGTATATATGATATTTTTTAAATTAATAAAAGGGAAGGAACTTATAGCATCAACGAGAATTAGGTTAGATAGATTAAACAGTCAAAAGGAGATAGTATGTCTGAATTCTTTGTAAAAAAACGTAATGGTAGATTAGAAAAATTAAACTTAGATAAGATAAATAAGTGTGTAGTAAGAGCATGTCAAGGTATACTTGATGTTTCTGCAAGCGAGGTTATACTTGATGCACAAGTACAGTTATTTAATAAAATAACAACAAATGAGATAGATAAAGCTCTTATTATGTCTGCAAGAAGCAAAATAGAAAAGGATCCAGGATATTCTATTGTTGCTGCTAGATTATTGCTTAATACAATATATAAAGAAGTTTTCGGTGAAGGAGTCGATTCCGATGTTTTCGGTATGCAGTACCATAAGTCTTTTGTAACAAATTTAAAAGAATTACAAAAAGCAGGCCGTATCGATAAGAGAATGTTAACAGACTTTGATTTAAATAAGATAGCAAAATCACTAGTTCCTAAGAGGGATGATATTTGGAAATATCTTGGCATACAAACAGTGTATGACAGATATCTACTCCATATAAATGGTAGAAGAATGGAAACTCCACAGGGCTTCTGGATGAGAGTAGCTATGGGGCTTGCTATTAATGAAGAGAATAAGGATGATAAAGCTATAGAGTTTTACAACTTGCTTTCTGAAAATTTATTTATTAATGGAACTCCAACGCTTTTTAACAGTGGTACAAACCATCCTCAATTAAGCTCTTGCTATCTTTCAACCGTTGACGATTCTATTGATGGTATTTTTGGGACTATTCATAATCAAGCTAAGCTATCTAAATTTGCTGGAGGACTTGGAGTTGATTGGACTCCCATACGAGGTTCATCTTCTTTTATAGCTGGTACAAATGGTAAATCTCAAGGTCTTGTTCCTTGGCTAAAAATATTTAACGATACGCTAGTAGCCGTAAATCAGTGTTTTGATCCAGAAACATATGTTTTTACCGGAAAAGAAATTAAGCAGATTAAGAATGTCCAAAAAGGAGATTTTATTCTTTCCGGGAACGGAGAGCAATGTGAAGTTGAAGATGTTATGTTTTATGAGCAAAACGATGACATGGTTGAAATAGATATAAAACATTCTATCGATACTGTAAAAGTTACAACAGGACATCCATTTTTGGCTATACAGAATATACCTGCTGGAATTAACAATCAAAGAACTTATAACAAATTTGGCAAAGGTATAATTTCTACTGAATGGGTAGAAGCAAGTCTTCTTAAAACTGGAGATTATGTAGCATTTCCTATTCCAACGGACACTATAGCCGTAAATAACTTCAGTGATGACGATGCCTATTTATACGGACTAATGCTTGGAGACGGACATATTTCATCAAATAAATCTGAATGCGGTGTATCTTTTAATATTAATACTAACCAGAAATCTATATTATGGATAAAAAAATATCTGGATAGTAAAAACATTCATTACTGGATAGATACTAGGGACGAATATTGTCAGGTAAGATGGAGTTTAAATGGTAATTTGCCTTTTGATTACGAAGATCTTTATAACAATGAAAGAAATAAAAGAATATCAGGAAAATTCATGCATCTTCCTAGACCTCAATCATTGATGATTATAAAAGGGCTACTTGATTCTGATGGAAATATTTCAAGAGGAAAAGAAATTATATTTAGTAATACATCTAGACTTTTAATAGAAGGATTGAGATATCAGATTCTTAGACTAGGAGCGCCTTCAGCAGGAAATAAAAGAACAAGAGAATACGATCATGAAATTACCAGAGGAGATGGATCGATCTCTTTGATTAAGGGGACTACTGTTTCTTATGATTTAATAATACCTGCTATTAAGGAAATTGCTAGATTAATAGGGTCTAAAGCTTTAACAAGGAAAAATTGGCTTGTAATTAATAATTATATTTTTAGTAGAGTTGAGTCAGTTAGGAAAATAGATAAATTGCCCATAGTTGTTGATTTGAAGGTTAAGAGAGATGAAACCTATACAACAAGTTCAGGATTGGCACACAATGGAGGAAAAAGGAAGGGTGCCGGTTGTGCCTATCTAGAAACATGGCACACAGATATAGAAGATTTTTTGGAACTTAGAAAAAACACAGGAGACGATAGGAGACGATGCCACGATATGCATACTGCTAATTGGATACCAGATCTCTTTATGAGAAGAGCAAAAGAAGATGGAGATTGGTATCTGTTTAGTCCAAGTGACTGCCCTGATTTACACGATTTGTTTGGAAAAGCTTTTGATAAAGCTTATATCTCGTATTGCAAAAAAGCAGAAAATGGAGATATACCATTTAAGAAAGTATCTGCAAAATCTCTTTGGAAGAAAATGCTTGTTTCTTTATTTGAGACAGGTCATCCTTGGATAACTTTTAAAGATCCATCTAATATTAGGTATTCTAATCAGCATGTGGGAACTGTTCGTTCTTCTAATCTTTGTACGGAAATACTACTGCATTCTAAGCCTACAATGTATGATTCTTTAGGAGATGTATCGGAGATCGGGGAGACAGCCGTTTGTAATCTAGGATCTATAAATTTAGCAGCTCATGTGGAAAATGGAAAAATTAATTATGAGAAGCTAGCAACTTCTATATCTATTGCCATGAGAATGCTAGATAATGTTATTGATATAAATTTCTATCCAACAAAAGAATCTAAAAAATCAAATATTTCTCATAGACCAGTAGGACTTGGAATTATGGGATTTCATGATACTATACATATGCTTGGCATAGATTATGATTCAGACATGGCAGCAGAAGAGTCTGGAAAGATACAAGAGTTTATATCATATCATGCTATTTTGAATTCAAGCATTTTAGCCAAGGAGAGGGGAAAATACTCTACATACGATGGTTCATTATGGAATCTTGGCAAACTTCCTCAAGATACTCATGAGGATGTCATGAATTACAGAGGAAGTGATGATAAGATAAAAGAGACATTAGATTGGAGTATTGTTAGAAAACATATTTCAGAATATGGTATGAGAAATTCCAATACACTAGCTATTGCGCCAACTGCTACGATTTCTTATATTGCAGGGTGTTCACAGAGTATTGAGCCTGATTTTTCAGTATTGTTCGTTTACAGCACATTGTCTGGTGAATTTACAATGATAAGTGATTTTTTCGTAAATGATATGAAGAAAAGCGGACTTTGGGGAAAAGATCTCACAGATGCTGTAAAGGCAGTAGATGGAGATATAGAGATGCTTAATTTACCAGAAAATATTAAGAAAAGATATAAAACTGCTTTTAGAATTAGTCCTCTTTCATTAATAAAATGTGCAGCTGCAAGGCAGGTTTGGATAGATCAGGGTCAAAGCCTTAATATATATGCAGATACAGATAGTTTAAAAATATTAAATGATATTTATATGTACGGATGGGAAAAAGGATTAAAAACGACATATTACCTTCGTGCTAAATCAGCCAGTAAAATAGAAAAATCAACATCTTCAAATGTCTCTAATGGATATTTAAGTGGTGATAAAACAGAATCACAAACCACAGAAGTTAAAGCTTGCTCACTTGAAGCAAAACAGCGTGGTGATATATGCGAGGCTTGCCAATAATGTCTAAAAAAGTTCAAAAAAAAGCAGGGTTACTTACTGACGATATCGCTGGTGTAAACCAGATATGTCCGGTTATTTACAACTGGGCATGGGATACTTATATTAAAGCAGTTGCCAACAACTGGGTTCCAACAGAAGTTCCAATGAATCGGGATATCGAGCAATGGAGATCTAAAACAGATTTAACCGAAGATGAGAGAACGGTTATTAAAAGATGTTTAGGCTTTTTTGCAGGAAGTGAAAGTCTTGTAGCTAATAATTTATTACTATCTATATTCAGATGGGTTACTAATCCAGAATGTAGACAGTATATAGGTCGCCAGAATTATGAAGAACTTCTTCATAATCATACTATAGTTTATATTTGCGATAGTCTTAGTTTAGATATATCTGAGATTTACGAAGCTTATAAAACAGTTCCGTCTATTAAAGCAAAAGATGATTTTCTTATGGGAATAACATCTGATATATCTAGGCCAGAATTTAATACTACATCGGTTGAGGGGAAAAGAGAGCTTGTAAGAAATCTCTTATCATATTATATCATATGTGAAGGCATTATGTTTTTTAGTGGTTTTGCTATGCTTCTTAGTTTTGGAAGACAAAATAAACTTCCAGGAATATCAGAGCAGATTCAGTATACTCTCAGAGATGAGTCTCTTCATATACAGTTTGGTGTAAATTTAATTAATACAATTAGGAAAGAACATCCTTCTGTTTGGAATCCTGCTTTCGAAAAAGAAACAATAGAACATATTAAAAAAGCTGTAGATTTAGAAATACTATATGCTTATGACGTTATGCCAAATGGGATATTAGGACTAAATGCTCCTATGTTTATTGATTATGTTCAGTATATTGCAAATAGAAGATTAGAATCTTTAGGATTGGATTTTAAATATAATTCAGATATTAATCCTTTCCCCTGGATGAGTGAAGTTATAGATTTACAGAAGAATAAAAACTTCTTCGAATCTAGAGTTACAGACTATGCAACAGGTATCGTAAAAGACGACTTTTAAGGAGATTTTTATGACAGAACGGATGACATCAGATAACTATCAATCTAACATGTTAAGAAGCAAAAGCTCTCAGTATCATATAGATAAGATTGATCCAGATCTTCTTCATGCGGCTATGGGTTGCGAGACAGAAGTTGGAGAGATTATGGATGCCATAAAGAAAACCATATTTTATGGTAAGCCACTTGATATAGTTAATATAAAAGAAGAATTTGGAGATTTGTTATGGTATATCGCTTTAGGATTGCATTATTGCGGTTGTAATTTCGATGAAGTTATGACTGCTAATATATCTAAGTTAAAAGCTAGGTATCCTGATAAATTTACATCAGAAGCCTCTATGTTTCGAGACTTGGATAAGGAGAGAGGTATTTTAGAACAAAATTATAAAGAACAACTTTAAGTATATTATAAGATATTAGATGTCTGGTTGTAAAATACAAGTAGGTAAAATCATATAATTATCGAAATAACCTCCAAGTGGAGGTTTTTTTCTTGGCTATTACTAAATCAAATATAATTATAACGTATAGAAGTGGAGATGCAGATAGCGAATCTGTAGCTGATCTTTATGTGTCTAAGCATGGGCTAAATGCTGCTCAGAAAATATCTATTCCATGTTCTGCTACGGAGATATTAAATAATGAATCAGATTTCAATAGTGAAGTAAAGAATCCAATTTCTAGTGCCATTTCTACCTTAGAAGGCTTAGGGTATAGTATATGGGCTGTTGTTCTTGGATACAATATACCAGGTGGGTTTCTTGATGGTAGCAATATCATATCATCAACATCTCGTATATCGAGATATGATCACTCTTATAGTAGGAAGATTAGAAACCCATTATTTGATAGAAGGGTTTTTTCTAGATATTCCGAGAATGATACTTCTACATCTATAATATGTTCTAGAATAGATGCTCCAAATGTTGAATTAGCTTTAGGTATGATTAACAAAGCTGATAAGATTAGAATCCAAAGATTTCCTAATGGAACATTTTATTTAGATCCTTATTCTGATAGACATGGCTTAGGTGCAGAAGATTATCAAAATGAGATATTAGATTTTCAAGACAGAACGTTACCGTTATTAAATTTGAATTCTTTTATTACTACATTTATCGATCCATATGAGGATGTTATTGTACCATTTGTTGAAAATGATTCATTTGTTTGGTCATGGTTTACAGACAGGGCATCTCTTTCTTTTTTCAGAGAAACATCCGCATCTAGAGTATTTTTATACAATGCTGATTTTGATGGAGCGGCATCTATAAGAGATATAACAAGCAGGAGATGGCCTACATTAGCATTAAGAGCTGGATATGCCTGTTTTGCCGGGTCTATGTCTAATCCAACTATGTTTGGTTTTTTAAGACCAAGACCATTCTTCGAGACTTTAATTAGAGGAGGAACTATCGGAGAGGCTATGTTGTTTAGTATGCCATTTTTCGATTGGTCTATTGCATGCTTTGGTGATCCGTTATTAAATATTACTTTTCCCGCGGAAATAAAAATTAATGATAATAAACTATCAGAAAGTGAAAGTATAAGATTGGCAGCAAATAATCTAGCAAGATCTATATCTTATATGTTAAAGAAAGAAGGATATATAGAGCAGATTAGAGATAGAGTCATTTTAAGCCAAGATATACCAGTAGCAGTAGATCTTCTAATAAAATCACTTGACATGTATAATCAATCTTCTTTACAATATATAAATTCTATGTATTCCGATATATCATCGGCATTGGCAATATATATAGAATCAAGAAATAAGTTTACAAATTTTTCTAATACTTTCCAGAGTACAAGCAACTATTTGGATGAAAAAGATATACAGTTTAGTGAATTAATACAAGATGCTGATAAGAATATTAATAGATATACATCTGATAATATATATGCTAACGGATATTGGGAATTAGAATTTGAACTTACCAACGATGCCGAATCTTTTGCATTTTATCATTTTGAAATGGATGTATCAGATTCTAGTGATTTCAGTTCAATCTTATTTAATATAAAAAGTCAAGAATCATTATCAGGATGGACTTTTGAAGAGAATGAAAATGAATTTTCAGAATTAAAACCAGATGGAGTTCGTTCTTCCTTTATAGGAAGAAGAATTAGATATAAATCTCAAATAGATCAGAAATTGTCCAGATCTGGAATATACTATTTTAGATTTAGACAAATAGATCAATTAACTACTTATGATTACAGGGAAATTTCCGATATAATATTTACATGATAAGCAATTCTGATTACAAGTTCATATCTGATAGGATTGGATTATCGCAGTTTTATACTAGCGATGCAGCTTCTGCGTTGAGAAGTATGGTTACTAATTTTATAAATAATGATGTTAAATATAATGACAACTTAAAATTATGGATTATTAATATAATAATAAGAACCTACGATACACTAGTAGACTCTCATGTTGTTTTGAATCCTGTTATAGTCTCATTTGTAAAAGCTCTACAAGAACATGTGGTTAAAAGATTTGGATCGGTTGATAATTACTTGTCAACTAATAATTTACTTGTATCACCAGAATTTGCTGCAATATCAAGTTCCGCAGGATATGATATTTATTTTATAAATATAGAGTAATTATATAAAATTTACAGTATTATACCTATGGCGAAGAAAAAAACATACGATAATTTATTAGATAATATTAGAAACAGCCTGTCTGGCGGAGAATCTAATTTTATACCAGATATAGTGACATTTGTTGAAAGTGAAAGATATCTATCATTAGGTTATGGACCTAATCCTATCTATTTAAGACCAGCACAGAAACTCATATTAAAGGCTTTTTACAGAGGGTCTATAGGAAATGAGAACCTAGAGATAACAGAAGATGATATAGAATTATGTAAAAAACTTAAGCTTACAGACCATGATGATAGAGGTAATGTCCTAGAAAAACTAGATAATAAGGAAGTTTTTAGAGAACTTGTTTTAGTTTGGGGAAGAAGAAGCGGCAAGGATTTTATAACTTCAATTATAGCTTGCTATGAGGCTATGAAACTACTGGAACTTCCTGGCGGAGATCCTTATAGATATTACAATATAGGTTCCGCTGTTCCCATATCAATTCTAACAGTCGCCAATTCAAAACCTCAAGCTAGAATTGCTTTTAATGAAATTAGGCAGAAAGTATTATATAGTCCTTATTTTAAAGATAAATATATATCAGATGGTATTGAGGCAGAAGCTATTTATCTTCTTACACCACAGGATAAAACTCTTAATGAGCATTTTTCAGAAAAAGGCTTACCTCTTAAAAAAGGGTCAGTATGCATAGAAGTAGGTCACTCCAATTCTGATTCTCTTCTTGGTAAGGGCGTATTTGCATTACTATTGGATGAAGTTGCTACTTATAAAAATACAGGCGGCTCGTCATCCGGTGATAGAATATATACAGCTTTACAGCCTGCATTAACAACATATTTTAGAAGAATTCCAAAAACAGACGAAGAAGGAAATCTAAAACTAGATGAGGATGGCAAACAGGAATATAGAATTATATTTGATAGTAAGATTGTAAGCATATCATCCCCTAGAGGAAAAGAGGGAAAGCTATACGACCTGTTCATAGGTGCTGCTAATACAGAGGACAGATTATCATGCAGATTACCAACATGGGATGTTAATCATCTAGTTACAAGAGAGTCTCTTAAAGAAACTAACTCCGATATGAGCGAGGAAAACTTCATGATGGAGTTTGGAGCAGAATTTTCAGGTACAGCAGGCGAAACTTTCTTTCTTAGAGATGCAATTGAAGATTGTTTTAAGAATCATAAATATACAGAAAATAGACTTATAGGAGAGCCTGGCAAGATATACTTTGCCCACCTAGATCCGGCAACTAATAGTCATAATTATGCTCTTGTTGTATTACATAAAGAGCTTGTTATGAATAGGGAGGATAATAAGTCTGATTTTATAATAATTGTAGATCATATTAAAATATGGTCTCCACATGTAGATAGACCTATAGATCCTAATGAAGTTGATGAATACATGATACAGTTGAGAAGAAGATTCCATTTATCATGTGTTACATACGACCAGTGGCAATCTGCCGCAAGTATAATGAAATTGAAAAAACATGGTATACCTGCTAAACTTACCAGATTTAATCAGCATTATGAAATGGCAATTTACACAGAATTAGAAAATCTTGTTAACTCAAGAAGAATCAAAATACCTTATCATCAATTATTAAGAGATGAAATGCTTTCTTTACAGAGAAAGTATACAGGAACAGGATTTAAGATATATCCAAATCAAGAAGGAGATGGATGCCATACTGACGATATATTAGATTGCGTGGCTGCTGCTTCTTATATGATTATGTCTCAAGAGAATATAAGACTTCCAAGATCTAAGTTAGTCAATACTGGATCTCATGGATCTCATGGGTCTTTTAATTCAAATAACATTGCATGGAAGAATATGCAAGGTGGCGTTTATGGCGTTGGAAGCGGAGGATCCGTTAGCAGGAATTTAGAAAAGAGGAATTCCTGGCCACAATATAAAAGATAATAGTAACAAAAGGAAAATATTCATGGCTTTTAACTTATCAAAAATATCATCGAAACAATCAGAAGTAAAATCTTACGAGGCACAGCTAAGAGAGAGCAATAGCTATCATGGCTTACATGCCGAATCCAATCCTGGTAGTACTGACTATCAATTAAAGGAAAAGGGTCACAAAAACGCAGACAATCTTATCCCATTTGAAAAGCAAATGGAAAATGCAAGGGCTAAGAAAATAAATAGTGGAAATACAGAAAAGTCATTAAATGATAATGAAAAGCTATTTTTAGATAGAAGAATAGACAAAACAAATAAGACTACTGTTAAGCCACTTGATCTTCTTGCAGAAGCATACGAGCAAGTGAGAAATAATGCTTTTGCTAAGAAGAATAAATCAGGCAAGGCTTTTCAAAATAAAAATCCTGGTGAGCAAATGATTGGGGAAAAAACCAAGATAGTTGGTAATTCTCAAAATAGTCAATTAGCAAATAATAAAGATAGATTTGAGGGACTTTCCGAAACGCAACCAATTCATACAGATCATAACAAGAATGCAGATGCTATGAAAAAAGAAGATAATATAAAACCTATGTCTTCCGCAAAAGAAACTATAAAAGAAGCAGATGCTATGCTTTTTCATCTTTTTGCCAAAGCTGCCTCTGAAGGCAGAGGATTGACATATACAGAAAGTCAAATGGTAGTTGATATAAATAGCAGAAAAGCAAAGATATTATCAGAATGCTAATAGTGAAATATGAAATTTAATATTAATAAATATTCAAGTTCATGTGATTTTATATGCAAAAAGTGCGGAATGATTAGCAGTTATAAGACTGCTCGTCAAGGATGCACTGCATGTAATAACTATTTATTTAAAATAGCATTAAAGAATAATCCAATTATGAATGATCGTCATAATAATGATGATCCTTATAGATTGGAGACAAGCAGGCCAGGATCGGAAAAACCCTGGAAATTAACGACTCCAGGTAGCGAAGATACGAATCCAAGCGGATTTGGAGGAAGAAACAGGGATGGGCTATCTACGGATGAAAAGGACAGAGAGAATAAAAAAGAAATACCAGGTTCTACTGCAACTATGATAGACGATCCTCCTCCTGCTGGCTATGGTAATGGTCCGTCTTTATCTGTTAGCGATGTATTTACTGATCCCATAGATCCATTAAGTGCTGCAAATAGAATAAATAGGAGTTCTGGAGACGATTTAGATTCAGGATCGCAAGAGGCAGGATTAAATAGGTCAAGGCAAGTTGGAATATATGACGATAATAAGTTAAATAGCCCGTTCAGTTTTGTCGGGAAAAACCAAAGAGGAGCTTATAGATGATTATTGTCAAGGTTAAAAGTAGTTTTAAGGGAGAGCTGGTTCTTGCATCCATAGGATATCCTATCAAGGCAGGATATGAAGTATCACTAGATAGAGTTTCATACTATTCTTCTGATATACAAGTTGCTTTAAGAATGGGACTTTTAGAGTTAAAGGATAAGTCTTTAGCATCTGCATGGTCTCCATCTAAAAACTATAAAGTAAAAAATATAACAGGCAAGGCTTTGACAATAGGAGAGGATTTATCATTTCTAAAAGATGAAGTTAAATATATAGGAGAGGATAAATTCCTAACAGGAGTTGTTCAAGCTTCTATAAATAGAGGATGGCTGTATTCAGAAGAAGCAGTAGAGGTAGAAAAGGTAGAAAAGGTAAAAAAGAAGCCTATAAAAAAACATGTAAAAAAAGAAGTATATAGACCAAAAGATGTAAAAACAAAAATGTCATCATGGAATGCTGAGAAGCAAAAATCAATAAGTAAAAAAGATAGTAAGAATAAAGTCATAGCAAAGACTTCAGGACATATTCCAAAATCAGAAAGTGAAGAGATTCAAGTTGGAGAGATAGATTTTTTAGATATATACGAGCCATCTGAAATATTATCTAAAAAAAGAGGAAGACCTTCAAGTGCTTCTAAGTCTGCCAGGACTATCAAGACTGGAAAATCTATTCGTCCCGTTGGAGAAGTCAGGGAAAGCATTACTCCAAATTTAGGCCCAACTATTAATATTCCAAGGCCATCGTCTGACGATGTTACATTTGTAGATTCAGAACAGCATTTGAAAAAACTTGCAGTTCATCCTGATAAAAGAATAGCTAGAAATAATAGTGAAGTTTAAAAGAATGATTTTTATAGGAATCTATTGTATTAATGGATCATGGACCATGGCTCATATGACATATTGAAAAAAGAATTACTATATCATGGTATAAATGTTATAGGTAATAATGTAATTGAAGTAGGTAATGTTAAGAAAAATCTAGACAAATACTTATTTATAGATTTAGAAAAAGACATGTCTCATAACGTTGATATATTAAAAATGTTATGGAGAGAAGTTGTGGATATACTTTTTGCAAGAGAAAAGTATCCGAATGTATCAAGCAATTCCGAAGTAGAATTATTTATATTTTCATTAAAAGATATGGCAAGATTTTTAGAGATGTTTGAGTCTCTTGATAAATCTTCTTTAAAGATATGTTTACAAAAAGCATTGAATTGCGATATAATAGAGTATAATTATAAACAAATAAGTGCTATACCTGACTATAAGATATCTATAGATTGGATATTTAGAGTGACTGATAGGTTGTGTTATATAAAAAATATGCTAAAATCTCTAAAAAATGCAAATAGAAAATTGGCTTCTGGAGCATCTGGTCCTTGGTCAAATCTAGATCTTCCCATGTTGGAAAGAGTTTTTTCCTGGGATGACGTAGATGCAGAAACAAGAGGAAAAGATAGAGATATTAGAAGACAGCAAAGATACAGAAAAGGATTTGAGTCATATAACAATGACGGCTCTGTTGGCGAGGGACATTACTGGAGAGAATTAAAAAACGAGTGTTTTAGCTGGTATGATCGCAAAGATGAAGACCCTTATTACCAAAGATATGTTTTAGATGGGAGATAATATTATGAAAAAAATTAGCCAATCACTTATAGACTCATTGATTCAAATGATGCCATCATTGCTTAATTCTTTAAAATCAAGAAGTGATTCAAATGATAAAGCAGCTAATGGCTTGTTTTCTATTTGGAATAATGAGAAAAATAAAATAAGAGATAATATATATAAAAGACCAGTAACCATATCTCATGAAGACATTAACGATATGCAAAAAGCTGGATTTATAAGGCGAATAGGAAATGATATAGAAATAACATCAAAAGGAGAGTCTGCTATTAAGATAATGATACTTGGTGATAATTCATCCTCTTTTGAAGATAAAAATACAACATATTCAGAATCATTAGCTAATACAAATACACCTGTTACTAGAACCGCAAAAAACAAAGTTGCATCTTGGTGGGATAGATATGAGAATAAAAAATGAAGAAAGATATACTTATATACTTTAAGAAAATAAATTCTAAAGATAAGACAAATATATCAAAAGATATTCTATGGTACGATAGTCTGAGAAAAAAAATGCAAAAATATCGTGGTGGAAAAATGGTCATGAGACATAGACTTGAAAATAATGATGAAAAAGAAGTAAATAGAAAGCCAGTTTTAAGATTTCTTCCTGTTATAGAAGACGATTTTGAGATACAGAAAAAAGTTAATATAGATAGTAATTCAGTAAAAGAGTGGTATAAGATATATACAAGGTATAATAATTCAGAATCTGAAATATCTAGTATATCCTCTGATGGAGTAATTATATCTGTTCCAAAAGAAGAAATTGAAGATGTATCATACGATCTTGATAGAAATGGGTTTCATTACAATTTGATTTAATATGCTTTCGACAGAAAGGTTTAAGAATACAAAATGCTACATGTTGAAATAGCAGATACAAGGTATAAGCAAGAGGAAGGCTTGATGTTTAGAACAAGTCTTGGCCCCGATTCTGGTATGGCGTTTCTATTTAAAAAACCAGATGTACTTAGCTTTTGGGGAAGAAATACATTAATACCATTAGATATAGCTTTTGTAGATAATGATGGCGTTATATCTAATATTTCTCATATAAATACTAATTCTATGAAATCTGTTTCAAGTAGTAAAAAATGTCTTATGGCTATAGAAGCTAATCTGGGATGGTTTGAATCTAACGGTATTAAGCCAGGATGCAAGGTTAATTTAGATAAGCTAACATATGAATCTGGAGTAGTTGTATTCGATAAGAATATAAAAACTGCACAATTTGGACATTATATGAATAGTCTTAAAAAGGAAAATGATCCTAATATTGTTCCTGATAGAATAGAACCTAAATCCGGAGATGAAGTAAAAACTATTCAACAAATTCCTCAAGATGGTCAGAATTTACCAGTTCTTACAGAAGAAAATATAGGAAAATACTTAGAAGATTCATTTGATGAAAATGAAGAACAGTCTTTAATAGGAGATCAGATTCCACAGGACGGATCTGATGAGATTGAAGAAGAAATCCAAGAATTAGAGGCTATTGAGCCAAACGAGGACGAATATCCGGAATTTTCATCCACAACAGAGGCTATTAAATGGGCTGAAAATAACGATGAAAGTATTAGAATTTATTATATAACAGATAAAGGAAGAGACCTGGTTAGGGATGTTGAGCCTCATGGGGAATTTTATGCAAGAACAACTGGTAATAAAATATTAGTTACTTTTGATAAAAATGTAGGAGATATTAGAGCTTTTATAGTAGGTAATATAATGCATCATCAATTCATTGGTGAAAAATTCAATAGAAAGTTTGTAGTTCAGAATTAATTTAAGGATTAAAAAATGCTAAAAGCAATAGGGATATTAGATAAAGTAGCTGGTAAAATGGAGTCTAGTGGCTTGCAAAAGATTTCTAGCAATATAACTATCGCTATGTCCGATATCTTGAAAATCAAAAAGGCTCAGTATCTTGGCGTACAAGGATACTGGATAAGAAATAAAAGATGTTGGGAGAATTGCTACAGACACAAGAGGGCTGATAAAAAATCAGGACATGATGCATGGTTCGATTGTCATAAGGAATATTTAGAATCAATTAATAACGATGACGCATCTTGGAATAAGTACGCTGATGATAATTTGAAGAGTATAAAAATTTCTAAAAATATACTTGATAGAGAACAAGACTTTTTCTTAAAAAGTGTAGCTTCCAGAATGAAAGAGGGAGAAGGCTACGGGGAATCTGTAATAAATACTATAAAGGCAGGATCTAGTAGATTAGATAATAGTGTTATAGATGTAACGAAAAAATTAATGTCTATTATATCAGACTTAAAATCTGCTGGATTTGATGACAATGCTAGTGATATAGTTGCAGCTAATGAGGAAGTTATAAAGGATGCCTTGTTTGGAAATCCAAAAGTTGCAGGATTATGGGATAAATTTAAGGGAATGTTCGGAAAAAACAAAGTAGACACTCTTAATCCTGCTAATAATAAGGGTAATCAGCCGTTGCAAAATCAAAATGATTTAGAATGGGGAGAACCTGGAAACAGAACAGGAATAATGGGTGATAAGTATGTTGGTGATAAAAATTCTATAAATAAAGTTGTTGATCACGATCTTCAAAGAGAAAACAGAACATGGGGATTTAATGCTATTAAGATATATCTTTCAGAGCCTTGGCTTGCAGATATATTAGTAAAAGCTTTAAATGGTAGTGGAAAATACTTTATAGAAAAAGGAAGATCTAACCAGTATAAGCCTGTAACAGCAGATTCTAAAAAATTTGGATTAGAAGATGTATATGATGTCGTAGTTCAGAATCCTACAGGTATTATTAATGATCTTATAAGTAAAAATAAAATTAATATAATAGAAAGCCCAGAGCTTTTAAGAGATTTTACAAATTTTGGATACTCTGTTTCCAAGATCGATTCAGATGGAAGTAAGGTTCTTTTAAATCGTGAAATAGGATATGATGCTAATAAGCAATTAGGACAGCAGGGATATAATGCTGCAATTTCTGAAATAATTGTAAAACTTGTTAATGACATTTCTAATAAATCAGGAATTACTATTGACGATATGATTGGTGTTTTGGGGAAAGTAAATTTTAGTAATAAAGAGCAATTGGTATCTTTCTTGCAAAAATGTAAAAATACTAATAAGGCTGCACAAACATCTCAGCAATGGACATCATCATCTCCATCAGCGGTAGATCAGAAAAATTTACAAAAGGCAATTTCTTTCTTAAATTTATTAATTAAATATGGTCCATCTAGAGGTCTTAGTAATTATTATACAGGATTGGCAAATGGAGCATTGAGTATGTTAAATAGTCCTCAATCTCAGCATAATCCAGATAATACAACAGTACAAACACCGAAGGCTGCATCTAGTATATATGATATTAAGAAAGTAAATTCTTATTTAAATACGATCAAAAAAAAGGGTTTTTGATAAAACCTTTACAATAATAGTATACAACAGATAATGTCCTATCTGCACTTTATGGAGAAATAATTATGAAGTTTGTTACCGACAGAATTAACACAGGTAAGGGTAAATCGTTTGATGACCTTATCAGAGACTTTGTTTCCAAGAAAGAAACAAAATTAGCTTCTGCATCTAAACAAGTCAAGACAGCAAATCTTGGTAATTTTGGCGATAAAAAAGCTAAGCCTTTTGGATCCAAGGAAGAAGACAAGGAAGAAGACAAGAAAGAAGATAAGAAAGAAGATAAGAAAGAAGACAAGAAAGAAGATAAGAAAGAAGATAAGAAAGAAGTAGAGGCATCTGGTAAGGGTAATGCTGTTAAGGATGAAGAAGGTGTTTCATCTGGACAATTGGATGTTGAGCCTTTGCATCAAGAAGGCGAATCCACTCCTAAGCCTCACAAGGGTGGCGATAAAAAGAAAGCATCAGCAGACAAGGGTGATAAATGCAAGGATGAATGTCCTTCAACTGGGCAACCAGAATGGGAAGGCAAGAATACTAATGATCCAGATGCTGGTAAGCACAGAGAGGGCGATGGCGATCAAAAGAAAGCTAATGCTAAGGCTTCTACAAAGAAGGCAGAAGCAGAATGCGATTGTGACAAAGATAATTGCGAGAAGTGCAATGAAAAGAAAGATTGCTCAGCAAGTTCTGAAGGCAAATTCATTCGTATTGCTAACTTAAATAATAAGAGCAAAAAATGGCTTGCTGAATACTGGAAAAATCTTTATCCAGCAGAGTATGTTGACGCTATGCTTTCAGATAAATAATTCAGATAAGTAATTTAGTAATCTAATTGGAGATCTTAAATGAGCCTTGTTCCTGTTGGTAAAAGGCGCATGATGGTTGCTCAGATGCAGAATCCTGACCCTGCGGCTCAGGCAAATCTAGGCATAGAAGCTGATCCTGCGTCACAAAATCCTGAAGTAGAAATAGATCCATCTCAGATAGGACAAGAGGAGGGCGATGTCGGTCAGTCGGTGGCCGACGAAGACCCTTCTGTGGATCCAAATGCCATAAATGATATCGAGAGCGAGGGAAGGTTAAACTCTGGCTCAGGATCAGAACCAAGTCTTACCAAAGATATAATTGAGTTTCTTGTATCCATAGGATATCCATTTAGAAAATTACGAGACTATAAAGACAAGCTATATTCTGAAAAGGGCGGAAATGATGGAGGGGCACAAGTTACCATAACTTTGCCAAATCAGGTTTATAATAGTCCTGATGCATCATTACCATCTGCTAAGGTTATAGAATTTGTTAGAGGTATAGAAAAATCGCATGGACTTCATTATGAAGGTTATAGCAAGAGCGATCTAAAACTGGTTTTGAATCTATCCAGAATGGGTGCTAATGATAAAATGCAGCAAATGCAAGATGGAACAGACGGAGGCGTTCTTGATAAGGTTTACGGAAAACCATCCTCATCAAGTACCGGAGGCAAAGAAGCTTCTCCGTCTTTGAAATCTTCTGCATTATCAATGAGAGAATTAATCAAAACAGGAAAGATAGACTTTTTCGCGGAAATGGAAAAGAATAGCGGTAAGAAAGATATACTAGACCTAGCATACGGAAACTAAAAAATGCTTCAACCAATCGGAAAATCAAAATCAATTCCATCCTTAGAAGTTGACTATAAAGCTCTAGGTATGGAAATTAAGGCTGCTGAGGATAAGAGACAAACTCGCCCAGTAGAACCTACGAGAATAGCTAAGCAAACATCTGGAACACTATATGCCAATGGACACAATCCTTATGGTATGGATAAGCAGAATGTTATTAACTTTCTTAATAAGACAGAAGTAAAAGCAGAAGTAAAGAAGTCTGAACCGATTAATGAGGCTATGGCATCCAAGCCAGTAACTCATGCAAGTAGAAAGCTAGAAAGCAATCCTTTGTTAACTGGAAAATCTATCATGAGAGCAGGTTCTGGAACAGACATGGATTCTGCTACACCTACTCATAGGGAAGAAACATCCAAGAATAGTATTTGGGATTCAGGAAAGGTTGAGAGATTATCTAATTCGTTTGCTGATACAACTGGAGAGAAGATTGCAGAAAATAAAGAGAGTAGACAGAGTGTATTGAAAGACTTAGAAAATGATAGAAGAAATCATGTCTACAAGGGACTGGAAGATGTAGATACTAGAAAAGCATCAACTGTAACTCATACAGGAGGCGGAGAAACGGAAGTACAAGGTTCCTATCATGCACCTAAAAGAAATATGAGTATATTTGATACTAAGTCATTTGAAACTTTTGCAAATGAACATAAGACAGATGGTGAAAAATCTTCAGAAAATAAAAGAAATAACATGAAGGTTAATGAGAGCGTATATAAAGGTAGAGTTACAAGCACTAAGGGAATTATGAATAATTTATTCGATTCTCTTATTAAAAAGGAAGAGTAATGCCAAGTAAGTCAGCACAACAATATAATTTACCTACAAAGCTTAGGCAACCAATGACCGATCTAGGTCAGGCTGTTAAGACCAATCCTATGTCTCCAAAAGATTTGGCAGATGCCGCTGGAATAGAATTTGATCCTAACGATCCAAATAGTCAATCTCAATTCGCTACGGCTTTACCGGCATTAACTGAACAACATAATCAGGGTATTAAATCAAATGAGCAGATTTTAGAAGATCAAAAGAAGGTCGAACAAGGATTAATTAACATGCAAAATGTTCAAAAAGATTTAAGTACGGTTTCTTCAAGAAAGTCTTTTAATTTTAAAAAGGCTCAATTTAGCCCTGTTAGTCCTATGGACCAGAATATGGGAGACTTTCATGAGGTTGGACAAATGCAAGAACCAGAAATGCCACATGAAAATAATCCTAAATTTAAAAGTCATGTAGAATTAAAAGAGTTCTTGGTTAGCAATATGGGAGATCAGGAAGAAATAAGACATATGTTTTTTAATGATGCAGGAGATGATAATTTAGATAACATTAAAATGGCTCTTGAAAATTTCTTTTCTAAAGCAGCTATTAAGGAAGTCGGAGAGGAAGTATTACTAGATGCAGCAAATATAGTTTATGATTTTATTCCTGAAAGTATGAAAGCTGCTAATCCTGATGGACAGCAAACTATAGTTACAGAAAAAACATCTCCAGATAGATTTTCTAATATTATGTCATGTTTAGAAAAAACAGCTAATCATATTAAGAAGCTTGCGGAAGAATATGTATCTAAAAAAATCAATCAAAAAAAGGCTTCCTATAATCAAAAGAAGATAGCACAGCACAAGACAGTTGATAATATGCTCCTATGGGGACCAGGCAACCCTAGACCTGATCCTTTTTTAAGAGGACAACCTGTTTCTGATTGGCATATCGTTGAGAGAAATAAGGGATTTGGTCAAGATATTGATGGTGTTTGGAATATAGATTGGGAAGCAATGTGGAGAGGAAATGTTATGGACAAATATAGTCGTCCATACAGAGATAAAGAGGGCAACTGGGTTGGTGGGTATTTAGAAAAAAGATTTGAAGTTGATAAAAATATTCCAGAAGCTAATAATTATCAATTAAAGCCAGGTCAACGTCGTCGCCCATATCTTCCAGAATTTGGGTCTACAGAAGCTAGACTGGAAGATGCTAGAAAAAAGAATAAAGAAGGCGGAAAGACAGAAGATTGGAGTAAGTCGGAATTTTCAGAAATGAAAGTTGCTTCACTTCGCTCATCTTCTGCTAAATGGCAGGGAATAAAAAAATTAGCCAATAGTAGTAGCAAGGGGCAAAGTAGCAAGGGGCAATTACTGTGGGATGCCCTAGGTGATCATCCAAATACTCAATCTTTAAGCCTTGCCGAATTTGGTAAGTTGTATAATTATCTTTTGAAACATATAGATAGTATTGTAAAATTTGATATGGAAACTCTAAGTATGGAAATAAGATCTTATTTAGGAGACGAAAATTCTAATACTGTATCAACAAGTCCAATGGTTGCATCTTCTGGTTTTAATTTAAAGAAGATAGCATCTTTGGATAAAAAAAAAAGTGAACTAAAAGAATCTCAAATAGGATCTGGAATAGGCGGCGGGAGGCCTCCTAAAGATCCTTTCTCTATGACTTTACCTGGAGAAGAAGTAAAAGATACATCTCCTCAAAAAGCATGTGCAGTATGCGGCAGACATTGTAGTAAAAATGACGCTAAATGCCCATATTGTAATGGTCAAGTTGTTGATATTGGGCAAAAGGCAACACAACCTGCTGCTACAGGTGTACAAAAGCCACATAACGAATATCTAAACCAGAATATGCCTATAACTGCAAGTGAAGTTGTCTATGACAGCAGATCTGGTAAGTTTACTATAGCACAGGTCGGTGTTATAAATCCTGGTGATGCTCAGTTAAGAAGATTTAGAGGCAGAAAAAAAGGCTATCCATTAACAGACAAGGACGGAAAGCCAGTAAAACCACTACCTCAGCTTAATGATTTTGTTGGTAAAGAATTTCAAACAAGTAAGGATATGGCCGATCCTAACGATCCGGATTATTGGAAAATAAAATCTAATGACGATAGTAAGTGTAGGCCAAATCAGGATGAAATTAGTCACTCCTGTACATCTTTGGCTATAGACGGATAAGGAATAAATTATGCCCATAAGAATGATAGTAGGAGATAGTTCTGAAAAGGGAAAAAAAAGATTAACAGCCTCTTCTGGAGCTTTTAATAAAGATGCAGTTAAGCCAATATCTGGTAAAAATATACCTTACGCAAAGACATCTGTATCTTTTACTCCTATAACTAAAAATTCTCAGTTTGCAGGTTCGGCTGCAAATAGTATTTTTACACAGCCCATGTTCTTTTCTCCAATGCATACGCCACAAAACTGGCAGATTGCATCTAAGAGGAGAGAGATCTATCAGTGGTCGAGATTCTATTACGAAAATGAACCAAAAGTTGCCGCCGGTGTAGATTTTTACGCTGGTTTTCCGATGAATGGTTTTAAATTAGAATGTAAATCTAAACAAATATTAGAGTATTATGAGCAGGCTGTAGAAGATCTAGATTTGGCAGACTGGGTTGGTCATATAAGTCATGAGTATTTTCTTATTGGAGATGTATTTCCATTTTTAGAAATAGGATGTCCTGAATGTGAAGGCAAAAATCCAAAATGTAATCATCCTGGAGGATATTTTAAATCTATTAGACTTATGAATCCTGATTACATAGAAGTTCAAGATAGTGTTTTGGCTGACCAGCCATCTATAGCTATGGTTCCTGATGAAGAACTTAGAATGCTAGTTCAAAGAAGAGAGCCTAAGAAGATTTATGACAAACTTCCTAGAGAATTGATAGAGATGGTTTCAACTGGAAAGCCAGTTCCATTATCTAATAGAAGTATAAGCCATCTGAAATATAACGGTAGTGCCTACGGTGTATACGGGACATCCATGTTACGTAGGTTATTTACTATACTTGCATATAAAACAAAGTTAATGACAGCTAATTGGATTGTTGCAGAAAGACTTATTCTTCCTGTAAGAGTTGTTAAGGTTGGAGATAAGGATCGTCCTGCGAGTGAGGAAGATTTGGCTGATGTTGCAAACCAGCTAGCAGCGGTTGTTAATGATCCTAACTTATCTATTATTACCCATCATGCTTTTGAGTACGAGTGGTTCGGAGCTAGTGGCAAGATACATAATCTTACAAATGAGATGGAAGAAATAGGAAAA